AAAATATCAGCTCCAACAATAAACATTCCGACAGTATCAGTGCCAAATGTATCGGCTACTACCAGTGTGCCAACAGTAAGTGTGCCAACAGTCACTAGCGGCTCAGGTTCATCAAAAACTGGCGGCGGTGTTTCAGCTGCCGCAGCTGGCGCAGCTATGGCTGCAGCTCCGGTCAATTATGGTTACACAGCCGCCAATCCTTCTTTTGTTTTTGGTCAAAATACAGCGCCAGCTTTTAACGTCACAGTCAATGGCGCAATCGACGCCGAAGGCACAGCTCGCACAATTGTCAACGTCTTAAATGACTCATATTTCCGCGGTACAGGTGGCGGCGCTAACCTGTTATTGGCTCAATAAATGACGCAATGGGCGCCAGTCTGGCGTGTGAAGATTGCTGGTACAGACATTACCGACTCAGTTTTAGCCAGTTTGAACATAACCTCAGGGCGAACAAACATTTATGAACAAGCTCAAGCTGGTTACTGCTCGATCACACTAATTGTTTTTAATCAAGTGCCAATTGGATATGACATAAATGACGCCTTGACAATTGAAGTTCAGAACACTTCAGCGGTCTTTGTGCCTATTTTTGGCGGTTCGATTGTGGACGTGTCAATTTCAGTTTCAGAGGTCGGTTCAACGGCTTACACGCAAGAAGTGACCATAACTGCCTTGGGCGCTTTAGCAAGGCTGCAAAAGGCTCTTACAAACGGCGTTTTAACACAAGATTTTGACGGCAACCAAATCCTGACAATTTTGACAGATTTGCTAATTAACAACTGGAATGAAGTACCAGCTGCTTTACAGTGGCAAAATTATGATCCGACAATAACTTGGGCCAATGCTGAAAATACCGGATTGGGCGAGATTGATACACCGGGCAATTATGAATTGGCTCAACGCTCATCATCAACAATATTGGTTTATGATTTAGTCTCAAATTTGGCAACCTCTGGCCTTGGTTATATTTACGAGGACGCCAGCGGTCAAATTGGCTATGCCGACTCAACTCACAGATCAACTTATTTGGCCACCTATGGCTACACAGATTTGTCGGCCAATCAGGCGTTAGGCCGAGGCATAACTATCAAAACTAGGGCTGGCGATCTACGCAATGACGTCACAATCAAATATGGCACAAGCAGCGCAAGCCAAGTGACAAGCACCGACGCGGCTTCTATAGCAGCTTATGGCGATCTGGCTCAAATTATCACGACAACAATTAAACATCTAGCAGACGCCACATCTCAGGCAGCGTTTTACTTATCTTTGCGAGCTTATCCAGTGCCAATTTTTGATCAAATTACCTTTGCGTTGACCAATCCTGAGCTAGACAATGACGATCGAGACAGCCTCATAAATGTGTTTATGGGTCAGCCAATCTCACTTACCGATTTGCCGCCCAATATGGCCGCCGGCAACTTTTTAGGCTTTGTAGAAGGTTGGAATTTTAGAGCTTCTTACAACCAACTTGACGTCACTTTGTCTATGTCGCCTTTGGCGTTTTCTTTGCAAGCAATGCAATGGCAGGACGTGAGTGTCTTGGAGCAATGGAACACATTATCTGCCACACTTGACTATGAACATGCTTTAGTCGTGGCCTAGAAAAGGAGAAATAAATGGCTAATCCGACAACGAATTTCGGCTGGGTCATGCCGGCTTCAACAAATTTAGTTACAAATCTACCTGCGGATTTTAACGTTTTTGGCCAAGCTGTAGATACTTCAATGCAGTATTTGCTTGGTGGCACAACTGGTCAAGTTTTATCAAAAACGTCTGCAACAAATATGGCTTTCACTTGGGTCACACCTCAAGTCGGTGACATAACAGCAGTTACAGCGGGCACAGGCATTTCAGGTGGTGGCACATCTGGCGACGTAACAGTTACAAACTCAATGGCAACTGCTTACACAACAAAAGGTGATCTTGTACCAGCTACCGGATCTGCCGCATTTGCTCGCTTAGGTGTTGGGACAAATGGTCAAGTTTTAACTGCCGATTCAACCGCGGCAACCGGCATTAAATGGGCTGCTGCATCTACTGGCGCGATCGTTTATGTTGGACAAGGCACATTTTCTGCTGCATCTAGCGCGACTCTTGATAGCGTATTTACTTCAACTTATCGCAATTATTTACTTTATTTTGATTACACTTCCGCTGCTGGTTCGGATGTTAGAGTAACATTTCGCACAAGCGGAGTAGATAACACAAATGCTCTTTATTATTCAAATTTGCTTTATGGCGCTGGCGGCAGTACCGGTTCAAGCAATTCTGCAACTCAGACAAGCGCAAAAATTGGCGGCGGTGGTGCGACAAATGGCGGTTTAATTGCAGCAACAATTTATGCGCCACAAGCGACAGATCAATCTCGAATTGAATCTCGTGGTCATAAAGATATAGGTGCTAATGCCGAAACACATGTTTACAACTCAGGTTTCAATGCAACAACTTCCTTTGACGGGATCAAACTATCAACAGCGACTAGCACCTTAACAGGTACATTCAGAATCTACGGAATAGTGAACTCATAATGACTAAAAAAATGATCTCATTGACGGACGCAATTACAGGCGAAAACATTGTGCGTGAAATGAACGCCGAGGAATTGGCTTACATAGAACAGATGAAAGCCGAAACTATTGCTGAACAAGAAAAAGCAACTCAAAAGGCAATCCAAAAGGCTGCGCTATTGGAAAAAATTGGCATAACTGCCGAAGAAGCGGCTTTGTTGCTGTCATGACCTATCCGCAAGGCACAGCCGCAGCTTTAATTGCAGTTGCACTTGCAGAGGTTGGCACGATCGAGCAGGGCGATAACTTGACCAAATACGGCAAATACACCGGTGCGGACGGCTTGCCTTGGTGCGGATCTTTTGTTAATTGGTGTGCCAATCAAGCTGGCGTCAAAATTCCTAGCATGGTCGGCACAGCTGCCGGTGCGCAAAAAATGAAGGATCTTGGCCGTTGGAAAGAAACGCCACAATTAGGCGATCTTTGCTTTATGGATTTTCCACATGACGGCATTGATCGAATAAGCCACATTGGCATTGTAGCCAAGGTTGGACTCAAAAGTGTTTTATGTATTGAAGGCAATACCAGTGGCAACGGCGATCAGCGCAACGGCGGAATGGTCATGATTAAACAACGTTTTTTAGGCAAAGAAATTGTTGGTTTTGGTCGCCCAAAATACGCAGAATATGTTGGAGAATTGCCACTTGTAGAACTGCCACAGTTAGCCAAAAAGGAGAAAACCAAGTGAAAGAATTAAAGCCAATGTTGGCCAGTTATGCTCGATCATTTATAGCTTCTAGCCTTGCGGTGTATATGGCAGGTGTAACAGATCCAAAAGCAATTTTGTCCGCTGGCATAGCAGCTGTTTTGCCGGTACTTATGCGTTGGCTCAATCCTAATGATCAAGTTTATGGCCGCAAGTGAGCGTTGCAGAATGGACAGCCGTTGCCGGCTTGGTTTTGGCAATTTTAGGCGCGGTTTATTCGTCTATGCAATTTATGGTCAAGTCAATCATGCGAGAATTAACGCCTAATTCTGGCAAAAGCCTAAAAGATCAGGTTTCAAGAATTGAACAAAGGCTTGACCAGTTGATTTTAGAAATAGCCTTTCAACAAAAAAAGGACTGAGACACGCCCAAAATTGAGCGTGAGTCTTTACAATGTCAGATCATTGCTTCATTCTTTTATTAGGGAGTGAAGCACAGTAGCTCCCTGAACGGGAGCAATTATGTTAGTGACATTCGATATTGGCTGGATCATTGTTGGCGTATTAGCAGTCTCAATGATCTTTTACAGCTTGGGCGTAAATGCCGGGCAAGCTCATGGCTACATGCGTGGACGTGCCGCAGGTATTAAACTTGGCAAGCTAATCAAGGAGCAATCATGAGCTTCTTAGATAACTATGAAGGCGTGGCCGAGCGAATTAAGCGCTTTTGGGCGACATATCCGACGGGCAAAATCCACACGTCAATTATTGACGTTGATATAAAGCAAGGCTACATCTTGGTTGAATGCCGAATATATAAAAAATACGAGGACGAGCAGCCAGCAGGTATTGACTACGCTTTCGGCAATGTAGCCACCTACAACATCAACATGAAAAAATGGTTCGTTGAGGACACAGTGACGTCTGCAATCGGACGCTGCGCAGGGCTGGTCTTAGGCACAGACACAAGGCCAACTCAAGAAAATATGCAACAGGCGGAGCAGGTTGACGTGCAAATGGTGCGGCAAAGCGCCGAGGACGTTGATCTATGGGCTACTGGTATTAGTGAGGATTTAGTGCCAACAGCTAATGCAATCGAGGAAATCAAATCACAGCTTGGTGGCGTACAGATCGCAGCTGCGCCAATCTGCTCACATGGCCACATGATCTGGCGATCAGGCGATAAGAATGGCAAAGCGTGGGGCGGTTATATGTGCGTTGAGAAAAGCAAGCCTAAACAATGTGCCCCGCGTTGGTTCGTATTGGCTTCAGACGGCCAATGGAAGCCACAGGTGTAGCCATGGGCGACTTTGAAATGATTAAATTAACAACAGGTGAACGCCTTCGCATTGATAAAGACGGATCTGAGCTGCGAGACGAGGTCACGCCACCGGCAATCGAATGGTGCGATAGAGGCCAACACTATGCGTCAAAATTAGGCGGACGTGACGATTATGGCATGCTCTGGATTTGCTTGGAATGTCAAAAATTATGATTAAAATGAAAATATCTGAGGCCGACGAATGGGCTATCCACAATCGGGCAGCGCAGGTTGTTTTTTCTTTAGATGATTTGAGTAGAGTCCAGCGATACAACGCGAAATTAAACAATTATGAACGAGTAACAGAATACGCAGAGTCTCTTGGCGCTGAAATGGTTGTTGCCCGGTACTTTAGCTTGGACTATGACGTCAACGTCTCCAATGGCAAACGCAATGCGGACGTTGGAAAGGGCATAGAAGTTAAATGGACAAGCTACATAAACGGATCTTTAATCATTTATCCAAATGATCGAGTAGATGATGTAGCCGTCTTAGTTGTTGGCAGATCGCCTGAGTATTACATTGTTGGCTGGTTGCCGGTAAAGGCTGCTATGCAAAAGCAATTTAAGAATACAAGCCAAGACAGCTGGTGGGTCAATCAAGACAGCCTCAATCCAATTGGCGATTTAGTTAGGAGCAGTTATGCGACAACTCATATTTGATTGCGAAATGTGCGCAAATCTTTATGGCGACGGCCGCAGGCTGCATTTACTATCTAAAGGAGCAGAGCTAACGCTTCATGAGTGGTTCAGCCAATGCTCAGGCTGTGGCACATTTGGCGTCAAGATTGTTGATGAAGCTTTAGTAAAGGAATTGTAAGCCTGTGGATAACCTGTGGACAACACGCCGAGTCCTTTGCTCAAAACCTGTGGACAACTCTGGCCTACTTGACTCGGCAGTGTACGCTGGAGCATACAAGTCGCAGGAGATTTTATGACTTCCAGACAGAATGATTATAACTCTTTCAGTTTAATCATTAAAAGAAAAATAAAAAAAACTGTTCTGTTGTCAGTAATCGCAAGCGCAACGATAGGCCAAAGCTCTGCCTACGGCGTTGATTACCGGGACTCATTGAAGCTATACGCACACAGTCGAATCGTTAATGACAGCCAATATCAATGCTTTTATAAGTTAATTACCAAGGAAAGTAATTGGCAAGTAAATGCAAAGAACGGAAGTCATTACGGATTGGGTCAAATGCGCAATACCAATTACAAGAAGCTCGACGGATTTAAGCAAATCGATTGGTCTATGAGATACATTGAGAAGCGATACGGCAGCATGTGCAATGGTTGGCGTTTCTGGATTGCGAATGGATATCATTAAATGGCTGCATTAAGTAACAGAGCTACTGGTGGGAACACAAGAGCTTGGCGCAAGATCAGAGAGCGGATACTTATACGTGACGGCTATTGCTGCCAATACTGCGGTGCAGAAAATGCCACAACAGTCGATCATGTGTTGCCAATAAGCAAAGGCGGCACAGATGAACCGGATAACCTGCTAGCTGCGTGTACTAGGTGCAATTACAG